CTTGGAACCGACAGGCGCGCCGCCAGGTCACGCCAGCAGATTTATAACAAATGGTCGAGCATGGAATCGGACCCGATTGGATCTACTGCAATTGGATTGCTGGTTACCTGCGCGCTTGGTGGCCATGAAACAAGTGGGGATCTGGTCTTTATCGAAAAGACGGTCGAGGCGAAAAATAATAAGAGATTGGCTGCGGTTGTTGATGAAATATCAGCCGCTTTATCTCCAATGATTAACCGTGAGGCGCGCACGATAGCTTATACAGGGGCATCTTTTGGTGACTCTTACGCGCGTATTTATGCGGAAGGATCGCGCGGCGTTGTGGATCTCTATACCGGGGAAATGATTAGGCCGCAATTGGTGCAGCCGTTTGAAAAGGGGAATAAAACAATTGGCTTTGCGGTGTCTATTGGACCGCGCAATTTCGAGAGGCTTGATATCTCACAGATGGCACGCTTCAAAATGCCTAGAACGCAATGGGTGCCGCAGTTCGGAGTTGTGGAAAAGGCGCTAAGGATAGCGATTACCGAAAATAATATTGAAAACCTGAAGGTCCATACGATAATCTGTATTCATCGCTTGTCGGCATTGTTGGCCAACGCTGGCTTGATTCGATTGATGAGCAAATGCTGCAAGTGAATCTAACATCAATGACGGTCGAGCAACAAAACAGATTCCTAGCTTCCATCAAAGCCATGCTGACCTCTTCAAAACAACGCGCTGAAGATGCCGTTAAGAATGGCCAGCCGGTGTTAGAGCGGATCAGACACATTATCCCCACATTCAATGAAAAACAACTAACCACCGTAAGCAATTCAAACGGCGGGCAGACTGGCAGAACCAACAACATTAGCATTGAAGATATCATGCTTCACGCGCGCATGTATTCCGGGGCAATCGGGGTTGATCTGGCCATGCTGGGATTTGCAGACCAACTGGCGGGCGGCCTTGGTGAAGGTGGATTTTTCAGGATGTCGGCACAGGCAGCAGAAAACTCAAGGATTATTCGCAACTCATTATCAGAATTTATTTATCACACTATTGATATCCATACGATGCACAGGTATGGAACGGTGTTTCATCCTCATGAACGGCCATTTACTGTTAATTACTATGGCTCAAATTTAGCGCAAGAAGCAGAGAAGCAGCGCACTAAAGCTGATTCCATGAATTCCGGCATGATGCTGGTACAGGCCATGCAACAGATGAAGGACTTGGGCGCTACTGAAGAAATGATGCAAGAGTTCTTATCCAAAACCATGATGCTTGATGAAGATCAGGCGAAACTGTACGCCCCAATTGTGAAAATGAAGGATGAAGGTAATCCGGATGACGGACCTGGCGGGCAAGGATTCGGTCAAGGAAAAATGGATAGCGCAACAGAAATCGATCCACCACTTACCATAAACCGCAAGCAACGCCGCAGAAAAGGCAAGTAACATGTCCTTATACAATAACGTATCAAAAGCGCTGTCTTCAAAAGAAGCGATTGGCGCTACTATTTCCGGCGCATCATCAATCACTGGAAACATAAGCAAGCAGGCCGCTAATATGATGGGTGGCGGTGAATTGGCTCAAGCTGTTACGAATATTGGCGGTGCCATGGCGACTAATGTGGTCCGGAACGCCATTAATCAGCACATACCTATCGAAGCCCATAGAGCGCTGAATGTGGGCGGTGGTGTTGTGGGCGATTTGATGCGCGGCGATATCAGTGGAGCCGGTCTGCGCGTACTTGATTCCGGATTGCTGAATGACTTCCTGCCTGGCATGAGCGGAATAGCCTCACAGGTCATGTATTGGGGCAGACCAACGCCATTATTTGGCGGGATTACGCCCACAGAAGCCCGGCAAATCTACCAAACCATGCAAAATACCCGGATATCGAAAAAGAATCTGTTTCTGATTGAGGTATCGAGCGCACTTATGGGTGACTGGATATCACAATGGTTCAATCTGTTTGCCACGGATCTCGATTACAGCCCACTTACCATATCAGCAGATAAGCGCAAAGTAGGCGGAGCCGTTCTTGATTTCCCTCACAGCAGCGAACCGGTAGAGATGCGCATAACCACAATGGATGACCAGTTCGGCACCATAAAACGCTGGTATGAACAACATCATGCGGCAACCATATCGCAGGATGGAACCGTTGGAACTCCGAGCCAGTACGCGATACAGTTCAAGATCGTGCATTCCTTTATCACAAGACGGAGCGCACCAGCAGAGGCTTATGAAAGTATTGGCTGGTTCAGGCCATCAAATCTGGAAATAAGCCTGTCACGGCGCGAGGACGCTATGCAAGAGATTCAAATGACATTCTCGCAGCTCGACACTTTTATTAAAATATAGATAATCCCATGGCAAATATTAAAAGCGACAATCAAGGATTCCTTATCGGTGAACCGCTCGATTTAAACAGAACGTTTAATTTGTGGAGTGATATCCGGAATGACATGAGAGCTGTTCGGCTGGCACTTAATGGTAAAGGTGTGTCGGAATTATCACCCCGCAGGGTAACATCAAGCAAGCGCGCGGGTGACAGCGAAAATATACCCCAACAACCCGCAGCCATACCGCAGCGGAGAAATGAAGGGGCTGGAGGCAAGACATCATCAACGCCATCGGCAGCCAGCGCGCGCAGCGCCCTATCAACACCATCAAAACCCGCCGTAACGCCAGGCAATATCAGATCGACCGCAAAGGTAAACCAAACCGCAGAGAGAGATACAAAAACCGGACGTTTCACAAAGAATAGCGCGGACGGAAGTTCTTTGTTTGGTGATGAAAGCACCGGTAGTAACGACAAATATGTTAGCTCATCATCATCCGAAGATGGGGCGGTACGCGCAGCGGCTGGAAAGATTGCTGATGCCGTGAGTTCAGCCAGCAGCGGCATGGAAGAAACCGACCCGGCGATTAAGGCATTCAGTGAAGTAGCGCAACCCATGGCACGCGGCTATGAGATTCTGACAGCTGGTACCGGACGCGAACAAAAGGATATTCTTCGGTGGTTTAGGAAAATATTCGGTGAAATAAAGCTATTCCGCAAGGATGAAACTGCTTTCAATAAAGCAGCTAACAAAAGCCTCAAGAACATTGATGAAACAACATCTTCAACAGATCAATCGGGCGGTGATAGCAGCTGGTTAAGGCGTTATATTCTGCCTATTCTAGCAGTCGCACTGCCATTTGTTATGGCTGGCGCTTCCATGACAGGCGGCGCATTAGGCAAAGCATGGGATTCTACTATGACTGAGTTTAAGTCCGTGGCGACCAAGATTCTCAGCGCGTGGGATTCCACAACAGACAAATTCAACAATGTTCTTGGCAGCATTGGAAGCAAAATAGAATCTTTCTGGAACATCTTCACCGGATTTGCAAAAAATAAACTTGGTATTGATATCCCAAAAGCAATAAAACCGCTCACTGATAAAGTATCAAGTATTTCATCTGCCACAAAACGCGCATACGATGTTGCAAAAGCTGGCGCTGGATCTGCATTAGAGAACGTAACACTAAAAGGATATCGCCACAAAGCGATGTTTGATGGCATTAAAGGCGGCGATGATCTAGCAAAATATGGAACCTATACCGATGCAGAAGCCAAGCGTATTCGCACCCTCAAGACAAGCGCGGCCAACACATCAGCCAGTATTCCGGGCGGAATGTCGCAAGAAATACAGGATAAGATATCTGCCCAGGCTAAGAAGCATGGATTAGATCCGGTAATGATGCAAAAAATAGCAGCGATGGAAAGCGGCGGAAATCCTAATGCTATCAGCAAGACTGGCGCGCTTGGGTTATTCCAATTCACCGGTCAAACAGCGTCAGGCGTAGGCATAAAGAATCGTTTCGATGTTGATCAGAACATTGAAGGCGGGATGAAATTAACAAGCCAGAATATGTCAATGCTGAAGAAAGCCGGGTTGCCGGTCACAGCAGAAAATATTTACATGATGCATCAGCTTGGACCAAGCGCTGCGCAAGAGATCATACGCGGGTCAGCGGGCGGAAAATCTAAGGCTGATTTATCATCCAATACACAGCGATCGATGAATTTGAACTATGGCGTTAATAGCAGAACAGCGGCAGAGTACATTGACACAAACAGAATTGCATTAGATAGACGCTATGCCGCAACCGTAGGCAATGTCCAAACCGCTCACGCGCAGGTACCGGAATCACCCAGAATGCCAGCACCTCAATTGCCAGCCGATGAGCCATCCATTGTAGAGCCATTGGCAAGCACTGGAAGCAGGAATCAGAACATTGTCGCTTCAGCACAGCCGGAAGTAGGGCAGGATGTCAAAGACCGGCGTATTGCGCATATTGTTACGGGTGGGTTAAGTAATTGATGAGGATACGGTATCAACTATTGCATAATTGTATGTGCTAGAAAGGGGCATGCTGCTCGATTCCTCACACGGATTATCTTTATTCTGATTCTTTTTTTTGTTAAACGATTTTTAGATTTTGCTTCTACGAGACAAGTTTGATAATGTGGAAGGAATTATTCATATGATCCCAATAATACAAAGCTAAATCTTCTGGATAACGACAAGTAACGCACCAATATCATGGCTATATAGCTGTTTAAAAAATTGCTGACACTTGATATTCTTCAGATAAAATTGGAATAATTAACAAATCTTATAAGATTTTTACTTAAAAATAATAAGGAAATGTGCATGGCCAATATTAATGGAACACCTTTTGATGACTTTCATCTTGATGGCACGGACTTCGACGATTTTATACAAGGCTTTGGCGGCAATGATGCTATATGGGGCTATGCAGGAAATGACATTATTTACGGTGGGGATGGCAATGACTTTATCGATGGCGGTAGTGGCGCTGACATAATGCAGGGAAGCAGGGGTGACGATGGCTATAGCGTGGATAATGTTGGTGATGTGGTTACCGAAGCACCCGGGGAAGGTCGTGATCAAGTCAATTCATATATCAGCTATGTATTGCCTGCTAATATTGAGGCTCTATTTTTGTATGAATCAGTTGCTATTAGTGGAACTGGCAATGACTTGAATAATTTACTATTAGGTAATTCTGGCAATAATATTTTGATTGGTGGTGCTGGGAATGACACATTAAGTGGTCGTGGTGGTGCTGACATAATGCAGGGAGGCATTGGTGACGATGGTTATGTTGTGGATAGTGTCGACGATGTGGTTACCGAAGCACCCGGAGAAGGTATTGATTATGTCAGTTCATTCGTCAGCTATGTAATGCCTGATAATGTTGAGCATTTGTACTTAGCGGGAACAAATGCTATTAACGGAACTGGTAATGCCTTGGATAATTTGCTGGGTGGAAATTCTAATAATAATACTTTGATTGGTGGTGCTGGGAATGACAACTTATCTGGATTTGGCGGTGCTGACATAATGAAAGGAGGGATTGGTAACGATAGCTATAGCGTAGACGATGCTGGAGATATTGTTGTCGAAGGGCTTGGTAAAGGCGATGATTATGTGATGTCATCAATTAGCTATGTATTACCTACTAATGTAGAGAGACTGATTTTGACAGGATCAAATGCTATCAATGGAACCGGTAATGGTTTGGATAATTTTCTACAAGGTAATGCTAACAATAACACTTTGATTGGTGGTGCCGGTAATGACGCGCTATATGGTGGTATCGGTGCTGACATAATGAAAGGAGGGATTGGTAACGATAGCTATAACGTGGACAATGTTGCAGATATTGTTACCGAAGCGCTCGGGCAGGGAAATGATATTGTTCAATCATCCATCAATTATGTATTAAATGCTAATGTAGAATCTCTTGTTTTGACAGGAACAGATGCTATCAATGGAACCGGCAATGGCTTAGATAATTTTCTATTAGGAAATACTGGCAATAATACTTTGAAAGGCGGCGCTGGCAATGACATAATTGGCGGAGGAATGGGTCTTGACAAGCTTACTGGCGGAACGGGTGCCGATCACTTTCGTTTTAATGCCATATCAGACTCTGCAGTTGGACCAAACCGAGATGTAATTACTGATTTTAGCCATGCTCAATTAGATCTGATTAATGTATCGGCTATTGACTCTGATGATAGTGTCACTGGAGATCAAGCGTTTACATTCATCGGTAATGCAGCGTTCTCTGCAGCAGGTCAGCTACGGTACGATGCTTTAAAAGGTATTATTCAAGGGAATGTGAATAATACGCTGACACCAGATTTTGAAATTAAGCTAACAGGCGCTCCAGTAGTAGATGCAACTGATTTTGTTTTGTGACTATACTGAATATTCAGCATATATTCTAATTACTCTTAATTTACAAAGGAATAGCAATGTTCCTTTGTTGTTTATATATTAGATCCTCTCTAGTTTTTTCATCAACACTTTTACAAAAGCTGATCGGAAATTGTTTGCTTGGAAATCACAATTAATAGCTTGTGCAGGCAGACTTATCACCTCCCCAAAATTCTGGGGAAGTTATAAATAAAGATACCCTGGAATAACTTCAGAAAAAGCAGGTTCCAGTTGCAAAAAACCTACCGGGATATATTTCTCTTCATTTAATCCCATCAGTATTGGAGATACACAAACTTAATCTTCGACTGGTATGAAATCAGTTTTAACTCCAATAAACGAATTATTTAATGAGCATCCTGCATATACACCTGGCTTATTTCCTGATATCACTGAATAAGATCCAGAAATCGTATTATCTGGGAGAATTGTTACTTTCATTGTGTCTATTTCCGCATAATATTCACCCCCTTCATTATCCTCATAACTGCTTGTCAGTGTTGCTGTATTCCCAACTAAATTGCCGCTTAACAATTCCGAAGAATACCCGTCCGCAGTAATGGAATTGCCTGATTGTGTAAAAGTTACATAGTAATCATATTGCACTCCAATCGGATAATCACAATTATTGGGTCCGAAAGTTTCAGTTATGTTCCAGTTCCCTGAGAGATTTACTGATGACGGAATAAGAGAGAAATTATCAATATTGGAAAATTCACTAAATTCATTCCCATCACCTGCTTGAACAGCAATATAAAAAGCTGCGCCCTCCCATAAGTTTGTCGTAAAGCTGGTTACACCTCCAACATTCAAGCTGGCAATAGAATCAGTCCCAGTATATGGAATGGGGGCATAACTCAGTTTATATTCAGTCGCACCAGGAACACTTGTCCAAGAGGTCGTAACTGTGAGACCACTAATGGAATGCGTCAGTGTAGGTGCTGATGGGGCAGCAACTGATTGCAGGGAAGAACCAAATAAAACAGATAATGTAGCTAGGAACATGACAAATCTTAGTTTCATGGTGTTATTTCACTTTTTATTGGTAGGTTGTTCAAAGGTATTGCTTCTATTTCTCAGAAGTAAAACTAATATTGCAAGAAAAATCAGTGTTCAGAAAAATAAGGCCAATTGTTTTATTTGTTATTTCATTTTTATTTTCAGCTCAGATATCCAGAGCCAATATTCTTAAAGGTAAAATATCTTTATTCTTCGTTATTACAAAGATCTATAGCTGATTAATAGTACCATGGAATTTATTTTTCAGACTTCTCGACATACTAATAAACAGGTTTATATTTCTTTTCCCTGCCGCTAATCGCCTGATGATTTTCGGGCACTTTACCCAGGTCAATTTGTCAACTTGCACAATTTCGCAAACTGAACATTTATCAACCGGGCCAAAAAAGCAAACTGAATTGCATGCTTGACCAGACTAGCAGTTATTTCCTTTTTGGAAACAACTTGCAAATCTAGGCGCTAAGTGATTTGAGACTTGTTTCAATAAAAAAACCCGCCGAAGCGGGTCTTTAGTGAGGAAAGATGCTCTCAGGCAGCAGCCTTTTCCCATCCAGAATTTGTTTCCTCAAGCCAAATCTTATCTGAGTGCGTATCTCTATTTAATTGACTTATTCTTTCCAGCAAATCATTGATATCTTTATGTCCGTTAACTTTCTGTTGATATAACAATCTAAGCATCTTCTCTGCCGGACCGGATGCTTTTGCACGACTGTTTTCCCAGGAACGAATAGATGATTCACTTACACCAAGCAAATTTGCTAAGTTATTTTGTGAGAGATCTAATTCTTTTCTTAGAAAACGTAATTCTGCTCCGGTCAGTCTTGACTTGTTATTTACTAGAAATAGACCGATTGCCTTATGCAGCCCTTCCGTGTCATGAATTGATGTCGCCTCTCCATATGGGGTTTTTATGGTTTCATAACCATTCTTTAGCCATATATTCATTAACCCACAGCTTATGTAATGTAACATTGCTGTACTCCTTTATACTTTATTTATAGCTCGTTATTACTAGAATCAGTTCACCTTTTGAATCTCTATCAATTGCCACCACCACCGTAACTGAGTCTCCTGCAGTTAAAACCTCTAATTTAACCATCCAATTGCCGTGTTCATCGCGGAACGGATTTTCTATTACTTTCCCATGACGCAAACAACATTCAACCTGGAATGTTGTTATCTTTCGCTCTTTCATGCGCTTGTTTGCATGTTTTGTATAAAATATACGGTTACTGTTTTGAGCAATTTCAGAAATAAATTTCTTTGCATTTACGGGCGTTAAATCTAGCGCCACAACGACATTACCCATATAAACCTTCTTTATACAAGAACAATATACCGTCAGATTCTAACGCTTTTTAGAGATAATAACAACGGTATAGTTGCAGAAAGGTTGAGTAACTATGAATATAGATAGCTACATCACGATATAGATAGCTACATCACGATATAGATGGCTCACAGAATCACGATTACTTGACAGAATTGCCGTTTTCTAACGGTTAACTTGCGTCGATTTGATGCAACCAGTTCCATTTTTCTTTGGTAAATGGTGTCCATGAAGTATCTTGAAATATATTTCTATTCATAATCTTGTACGGCAAATACATTATAACTACTGTTACGTACGCGGCCAATGCAGAAATATCGGAGTAATGACTCCCGCTAGTTCTTAATATTACTTTCATTCTTGGCGATTTTGGAGGCATCTTCTCAGAGAATTTAATCCAATTTATTTGCATGATCACGCACCAGTCGACCCAAAACCCCCGCTCCCCCTCTCAGACCCTCCAAAGATATCAACCACAACAAATTCAGGTACCACAACCGGCACGATGACAAGCTGCGCGATTCTGTCCATGCGTTTAATCTGAATAAGCTCATCCGATCTATTCCAGGCTGAAACCTTCAATTCCCCTTGATAATCGGAATCGATCAAACCAACCAGGTTACCCAATACCAACCCTTTGTGCCCCAATCCTGAGCGCGGCAATATCATACCGGCGTATCCTGGATCAGAAATGTGAATTGATATCCCGGTACCGATCATTTTTACTTCACCGGGCTGGATAAAGGAGAACCCGCTTTCTTCTCCTACCTCATCATCGCAAAAAGACACTGCTATCAGATCAATCCCAGCGCTTCCAGATGTCTTTGGTTTTAGATGATCCTCAGTAATCAGATCACTCAAGATGCGCAATTCTATTAATTTTTTCTTTACAATCTTAGTTTTATTAGCCCCACGAGCAACATTTACTGCAGCATTAATATCCATATCAATTTCCTTTAAATATTGGTTAAAGCCCCATTGATTTTTTCAAATCTCTATAAGCCGCCGTCCAAATGGGGTGATCTTTTTCAATTGGCTTAATCTCGTTCTCGATTTCAACCGCTAATGGCAATGCTCTATATTCATGGCATCCATTCTCTATCAACATCTTTCTCCTTGCGTTTACTCTAACTGTTACATCATCTTTATTATCTGGTTCCTTAATGATCTTGCGAAAGGATTTAACCAGGTCAAGTATATAACTCATAATCCAACCTCCTTTAATCAAACATTCTCAGGATTCAAAGCTACCATATTATTTGATGCAGTTTGTTTTATCCTGGAATAACCCAGTGAATTCCTTAATTGCACAGCACTATTGGTCGCATCAATCAAATCCTTGACCTTCAATTCATCCAAAACCGCACCAATACGTTCATCATCAATTTCCACCCCTAATTCACGCTCGACCGCGATGATTATCTGCAGCACCCCCATAGAATCAGCCCCAAGATCCTTAATTAACTCTTTTTTGAGCAAAACTTCTTTCTTGTCGCACTTCAGAATCTTTGAAATAATGAATTTAATTGTTGGTACCGGGTTTTCTCTTCTAGTCATAACACTCCTATAATTAAACATCAGCAAACATATCATCAACCTTGCCCTGGGCGGTTGCTGCTATTGAACCGGCACCCCCGGCCTCTGCATCAGCAGACACCATGTAGCTAGTGGCATCCTCAAGAAATACAAAGCTCATTGCATCAATAATGTCCGGTGACTTTATCCCTTGCTTGCGCATTTCTTCCTTCTTTTCCATGACATACTTCAACCCACCAGCTTCCGCAAAGTGATATGGCAACCTGGCACCCTGCAGCAGAATCTTTTCCCGCAACTTCCTATCAATATTCTGCGGCAGCACTACGCGCCCGGATCTGACTGCATCGCGGAATCGCACCATTGCGCAAGCGCGGCGATTATAGAAACGATCCTGGTACTCTCTCTTGAAGCAAGGTTTGCCCCAATTCACCCTTACAACCGGCACCCCGGATGCCTCTACCAGCTTATTCACCGTGGCACCCACACCGCCGTTATCCACCAACAATGTAGCATTCGATAATTTGCCTACCAGGTTAACCAAATCACCGGCAAATATGATTTCATTCTTACTATTCGTGCAATAGGGTACTTCAATAAACTCTACACGCCTCGCATCGTCCCCAAAGTCCCCATATCCAATAACCTTTGCAACAACTGCAACCGATTCATCCCGATACTCACCAAGCCCCACGTCAGCCAGTACAAACAGGCCATAAGGCTCATCGTCTTGGATGATTTTTCTTGGTTCAAAAGCTCTCTCCAATTCCGACCGGGAAAGCAGATTGCTGCCAGAATCTTCGGCAAAAAGACCCCTAACCCGGATCTTGTACTCAGTCGAATTCTTGCCTCCGGTCTCATCTTCCCTGTCTTTGAGCCAATGCAGGGTTACAAACGGCGACCTTTCAGAGCTAAATCTCAGGTTATCCCATGAGCCGCCATTGGTTTTTGATAGATTATGGTGAGTTTCATAGAAACGTCCGGCGTTCCTAACACCCTGGGAAGCCAGTAACGTTCTATTTCCGGGCTGGGTCTGGGTACCATCAATAACATCGAAGTGATCATCCGGTACGCCTGCCGCCTCATCAATGATAATTAGCTGCCAGTATCGATGCTTACCGGCCACACCGATTGCCTGCCCTTTCTGCATAGCAACCTGCGATATGAACCACTGATCTTCAAAACGTTTTACATGAACGCTAGTCTTGGTTATTTCGTAGTAGTCGTTTATCCAGCTATAGGGACCATATGCGATACCAAGATAAGCATCATTCATTTCCTTCCAGATACCATCAGCAACCTGACTTATCCTGGGCGCGCCAATGTATGTATTGGAGCCGATCTCGATCTTGCCTTCATAGGAGGCTATCGGGTGACAAAGCAGGTGCCATAGCGCTATTCTCGCAAATGCTGCGGTCTTGCCGGTCGAAGTACCGGATACCACACTTACCTTGGCATTTTCAGGCTCGATTGCATGAAGCAACTCTTCCTGATCTTCCGATGGAACGAGTCCACAGACTTCAACGGCAAACCTAAGCGGATCCGCGTGATATCTTTCTACAAAATCCGGATACCTCGGATCATTGAATATCAGTCCGGCTGTTGCCATGCGCTAATCTTGCCCGTGTTCAATCAGGATGCCGCGCTCCATCAATATGGCTTTTTGTCGTTCCCTGGCCTGCGCCATCTTTTCCATAAAGACTTGCTCAATCTGAACCAACGTTTCCCGGTCCAACTTCACATTGACACCGACTTCGATCTTGTCACGCCATTTTTCCGGCTGGCGATTCTTTAACCAGATGAATGCCGCCACGGTATCGGGTGGGTAGTGTTTGGTTATCTCAGTAAGAGTAATCTCACCTTTGAAGTTGCTTACATGGGTTTCAGGATGTGAGTAACCCATGGCGCGCTCATACAGTCTCTCGGCAACTTTCGAATCAGCGGCCATCTTTCCCTTTTTTATGGCGGCCAAGAATTCTGGATGTACGTTCTTCCAGCCCTTAATGGTACTCACACTAACCTCAAAGAACTCTGCTAACTCATCATCAATAGCACCTAATAGGCACAATCTATATGCTTGTTTATTATACTTTTCTCTATAGCCTGTTGGCCTACCCACAGATCCACTGCCTGACTCATCACCATCTTCCGGCTCATCATTCATGGTATCCGAACCATCATCATTGGATACCTTGGATACCATCGCTGTTTGGGATACCTTGGATACCTTGGGCTTGGATACTTTCTTCCCATTCCCTTTGCTGGCGCGGTGATCGGGTGAGTTGTCGAGTACCTTGACGGGTACCTTGGAATTCTTGGATACCTTGGATACCTTGACGCTATCCGGCGAGATTTTCTTAGTCCATCCCTCACGTATAGCAATCTTTCTTAGCGCTGCCCTCGTCATCGGAATACTCAGCTCATCAATAAGCCACGCATAACCTTCACGCGGGTCTGATTCCCAGGTGTTGCGTGCTTTCGCCCACTCTTCCGGGGTTAATTTAGGTTTTGCTGCCATGATTGATTACAACAATTGCCGCTGTGCCACCGGCTTATCGACCTGGGACACAATAGCAGCGCCTATCCCAGATACCGCGCACTGATTGCTGAATCGGGTTACCTTTCTCTTGCAGGTGCCAGTTACATTAAATAATCGATCAACCGCCGTAAGCAATCGATTACCGCCGCGCATCTCCTCGAATGTTTCATAATTAAGCTCAATAAACCTTCTCATAGCGTCTTGAACATCCTGCGATGCAGAAAATAGGCCGGTTACTGCTTCAGTGATAGCATTCATCCTGAGTTTAAGCTTCCGTAAAACCTCTAAATCACGTTGACGACCGGCCTCCCATGCTTCCATCATCCATTTGGCCATATCGCGTTCTTGTAATGCCCTGGCACTCAGCTCCCAGTCATCCGATTCGCCATAAATGTAGTCGATCGACACATCGTAGAGCCTTGCCGCTCTCAGAACGACCCAATGCGGAACTGAATTCGTATCAGTACCACCCTCAATCTTTGCCAGTTTCGTTTGATTCTCTTGATGCGCGCAACCTAAGACCCATGTTCTTTGCTAATGCTGCGCGGGAATTTGCTTTAGGAACTTCTAGGACCGGCTTTTCTTCGACCATAAACTGTTTTTACCTCGTGTATTTGTCGATTTTCATTCTGTGCTACGAATTCATATTCCCGATTTCTTTAATATTCCATGCACTACAATTCTTGTTTGCCGCCTTTATTAATAGAAATCTGAATGGGTAGATTTCTGCGGCAACCTTGATTTTTACCATCGAATCATCCATTGCATAACCTTTGACCTCGTGCCCTTCGAGTTCTCCTGACGATTTCATGACGAAAAAATCTATGGTGTAACTGGTGTTATCTGCCAAGCGCAGCTTTATAGCCTCAAACTTCCACCAAACAATCTCGCCGCACGATTTCAACGCTTCGAGATGCTGAGAATAGGCAAGCTCTGTTTTGTTCATCTTGCCGGTTTTCATGCGCCCTAGTGCCTGCATGTTGCGCATTGATTCCCTGCCTGAGTTTCCTTTATTGATTGCTGCAGGAACTGATTTAATACCTGGCACTAACCCTGGGCTTTGACCGGCAACCTTAAGCGTGCCGTTTTTAATGCGATTCTCAATATCTCTCTTTAATGCAGGAGAAAACGCGCTCATTTTTTGTTCAACTCTGCTAGTTTGTCTGCGATCTGGTACAGCCCATCGGCATTGTCATAGGTATACAGAAAGGTTAATCGGTACACCCCATCACGCTTCACCAGATCACCGATAGCATCGCCGCACTCATTTTTTATATTGATTACACCATCGTCTTGCTCTATGAATTGCAGGGTATTGCCACCATTCAATTCAAGAAGTTTTGCGGCTATCTGGCGCAATCCATCAACTTTGTCATAAAGATATTGCATATCAACGCAGTATCGTCCATTGTATTTAAACAAAACACCAATGGAATCACCGGATTCGGTGAATATTTTGATGTCCTCATCGCCGTCCTCTATAAATCTTAGATGCATATCAATACCCCACCCATTCACCGTCTGCTTGTTATTTGAGTTTCTTGATTTCAGCAAGTATTGCTTTAAAATCTTCAACTGCCAGCGAAACCTCTATAGCATTACCGGCTGTTGCGCACATTAAATGTGGCTGCGCCCACTTTTTGCCATTAGCCCCCTCATGAGGACCGGATAAATCTCTTTTTTTCATAACTTCCACAAGATTGGAATATCTTCTTGAAAGCTCACCAATTAACTGATCGTGCTTTCCTTTGTGTAAAACCGGCATAATTTCTCCATTAATTAAGTTGGTGGCATGGCGACTCGAATCGAACGAGATTCCCTCTATTCTGCGATTTTCACGCAGCGCGACCATGCGGCCCTTGTTACCTACTTACCAGATTGCTCACCAACAGCAGAGCTGGCTGTTTCCAGCTATCGTACCCGGCCTCTCGGGTCTAGGTCTTGGTACAAGCATGACCGACGTGGCGCGCCTCAATCATCCCCACTTAGGCTTGTGTGTTCTAATCCACACCGCAGCTCTGCTGTTGCTACTCCGAATAGGCATCGGAGAACCGCCGTTCTGTTGGCTACTGGATAGATTCTTTATAACTTGTCGCATTGCGCAGTTAATGGGTTCCTTAGCCTTCCACAAGGGATTTACACTCACCAACAACTAGCAGCACTAAAACCAAATCTTTTTACGATCTACAGAACCTTGCTTGTGTCCCGGTTCCAATGCCGCCACATCTTGGTGCTTTACAATTAGCACAATGTTGCTTTTCGTTTACCAAAATTTACTCGCTCACTCATTAATTCACAGCCAATTCGCTCGAAAATATCTCTGACAGCAAAGCCATGCCTTTCGCCGTGATTCGCGCCTGCGTTTCCACCCATTCAGAGCCGTCCGGCCTTTCACCACGGATGATCTTATGTTCCATCAGCCCTCTTTTCAGCTTATCCGAATAAGCTAGATATCCAGACCCCAGCGGTCTACGATATATCCAGCTGCGCTCAACAAGCGTTTGCTTCAATACCTTTTCTTTAACTTGCAGAGTTTTGGCCGCGTCCCTTATACAAAATGATCCTTCGCTGTGCGTTGCTATGCGATCAAGTGCCTTGGCTTTTGGTGCAAGCTCTACGACCTTACTTTCAAGAACGAGAACTTTCTCGGTATAGGTCAAGAGCAAGCCGCGCATGATGGTAGGATCTGATAGCGCTTTAATTGGATCTACTGCAGCCTTAGCTCTCTTCTCGCACTCAATGAAATACTTGCGGGCTTGCTTACCTTTTTCATTTCGCTCCACCATGGATAGTTCTTTAGCCATATCCATACTAATGGCGTAGTCTTTTGACGGGCGACCACCAGAAGGGTTTTCGCCATTTCTGGCGAATACCACGAAGTCCTGATTTTCAATAAAACTGTACTGATCAATCCTGTCTTTTATCCAATTAGAAAAATCTTTTCCGATTTCAAGAAATGCATGTAACTCACGAGCATTTGCCGTTTGGATAATAGCGCCACCTATTTCACGCTCACCTACTTGAATAATTTCACTCACGATAAAAGATCCTTATTCAAATCCACAAGCCAAAGGTAATCTTCAACTGTTTTAATTGGCCTTGTTTCACCTTCATCAATACCGGCCTCATACCCTTTATCACCGCATTCGTTTTCAAAAAGAAACCAATCAAGACCGGCCTTGGTATCACCGATCAAGGTGGCAACAATACTGATTTGGTCAGTAAGCAGGTCATTCACGAACCGGTATAAGCAGGTATCGCTATTAAGCCCCGGATAGTCACCGAATAATTCATGGAATTTCTTCATGAATTCGCTCTCGCGCTTTACGTTCTCAACTAACTTTTGAACCAGCTTTATTCTGTATTCTTTTGTCGGGTCTTTATGGTCTACAGATCCTGCTGCGGAATTGTTAACCGGTGTCGTGTTTTCAGTAACGAAATCTGTCATTTATGATCCCCTATTCCGCGTAATTATTAATAACCTGACCAAACAAATATCTTTCAAAATCATCAAGCATTTTCTGTGTAATTTCTGACAGGCTTTCAAGTCCAAGTGAATCCTTGAATGCTGCCTTTACACGTTCTGCTGTGAGTGCTACAGCGTGCGGCAACATGACATCGTGACGGTCTTCATGGCTGGCAGATCCTTTGTGAGAACCGTGCGCCCAAGTCATGTGGTGTTTGTGGCATAAAGGCACGCCGTACCAGTGCAGTGGCTTGATTCTCACACCGGAATTAGCCGATGTTTTTACGTGGTGCATAACAACATCGCCATCGCACGGTTTTATATGTGGCGCAAACTTGATCCCGCAGCACGGAAGCGATTGAACGTACTCTTTGTGCATTTCCTGGGTATAGATGCCCTTCTCTTCCATCGCATCCCAAAGCTTGGGATTGCGAAAATAGCCATCACGGTGCATGCCCTGAGCCAGATAATTAGCTTCTTTTTTCCCCGATTCCCGCCTCTCCGCCTGTACTGGCGCTTGAATTGGCGAATTCATTACCATCGGAGCGATTGCCACCGGCATATCAATTTGCCCAAACAATTTAAAGAACAATTCGCGGTACATTGGATCAATATCGATCTGAACACGAATGGTTCCATCCACAAGCTCTTTCATGCTTCGTCTTGTGCCTGAGACTGCTATGGCTTCGTTCTGGCTCATTAATTACTTATAAATCATGTACTGAACACCAAAAAACTGACGCACTTCAACATTGCTGTAGCAAGTATTGAACTCCTGCTTTTCACCGAAATGCTTGGCCAAAAAATACAGCCAACCTGGGGCATTTTCAGATGCTTTTGCGGTAGCGTTCCAATCTTTAAAAACGCCTTCTAATTTACGTTTAGCTATCATTACATTTGCTCTAACTATCACTTTAAATCTCCTTGTTATTGCTTATTATTCTGTTGCATATCTAATTCAATTATCTTTTTGATTTTTCTTAGATTTGCAATACTAAAATACTCGTAATTACAGTAACGAATTAGGCTGCAGATATCTTCTCTTTCAATCTCTTGCCTTAACCGATCTGTTAGCTCAATAATTCTCACACGGGAATAACCTTGCGCACCAACAGCTCTGCCAAAAATCTTGCTGAATCTATCTCCACGCTCAGTAATAATCATGGTATTGGTAGTGCGATATACTTTAGCAATACTCTTTCCCTCATACTGACAAACGCAAACTTCATCACCAGGTTTTATTTTTTGTAGCCAATCTTCCATTCAATCAACCCCACAACTCATTACCGTGACAAAAATCTTTCTCAGCATTACTGATGCATTTTTCTTCAGCTTCTTTTATCGTCCTGGCTCCGCACTCAATGCAAGATGGCTGGCTTTTGTCATGCTCTTTTGGTTCTGGCTTGTAAATTATTTCTATCCAACCACTAAACATATTAATGTTGTGGAATTTCCCGGTTTCTGCGCAATAAACCTCGTCATTTGATGATTGCCGAACCCTAACAAAATCTTGTTTAGAATCTTTGTATGCCAAGACAAATTTACTAAAGTCATTAATCAACATTAGTTCGCTCATCGGTATAAGTTCTGTGACGATAATATTGCCGTCTTCTGCGTACATCATTTCCCTAACACTCCACAGACAAGCCCAATTACAAAACCCAAAGTAGCCCCCGCAAACATGGCCATAATCACCACTTTAAATAACTTTGCTCTTGTTAATCTAATCTCGTTTGTCATTTTCTTTCACAACCTTCTTTTTACGTGATCTAAGCTCATTCATAATCTGATCCGCCAATTCATCTCCGTACAACCTTCTCCAAAAAGCTATGCAGCTTAATTTGTACTCCCTGGTGAAACACATCTCGATAAAATCTGCACCTTCTTTTACTGTAGGTTTTCTGTACCCGGTTTCAGTATTTTCCAAAACTGTCTGACTCAAGCTTTTTTCTTTTCAGAATCGGAAACCAGCCTTAACTCTGACGCCACACTTCCAGCCTGCTTAAATCCGATCAGCGGTTTATCCGTGCCACCGTTCATTACGCGCTCACATGTTGCTTCGTTTCCGATCATGACTAAGGGCTGCAATTTCAATCCTTGACTGCGGTTATGAGCGTTCGCAATTCCTGTTAAAACTGATGGGTATTCTGGAATTTCACTTCTTTCCCGAAACCCTCGATACCTGTTCTCGAATTCCCTAGCCACGAACGGCCACTCATCCTCATTTTTTTGGCCAAGAGCAATCCAACCACCCATGTCATGCAATACCCGATGAATCAATGGATCATCAAAAGCCACATCAACGTAGGTTCCCTTGTGACGCACAGCCTTATCAACCTTTGCCCACGCCACTAAAGCAGTATCTTGCGTTGATCCTTGCAGCATCCTGATGATGTCAGCAGGCTTAGGCAGCCATTTTCCAGATTCGGTGTTAATCACATGACGATTGAAGGCTTGGATGATTGCCGTTAAGTCAAAAGGCTTCATCGCATTCCACCAGACATCAAGCACAAAGGCGTTTATTTCCTTGTCATAAAATCCGTAAACACCGGCCAAACCTTCTTTGAATTTCTGATAATCATCGTTTGTCATTTCGCTGCCCTCATTTCCGGTGGAACCCAGTCACCTACTGCGTTTAGATTGTTCTGTTGCAGCCTATCGGCCTTGTTCGGCAATTTGCCTTTGTGCAGTTTTCCAGTCATTGCTAGGACGTTTTCTCGCTGTTTTTTGACGATTCCTAGCACGTAAGAAAACCCCTTCCCCTTGTCTTTAGCGGTTCTGGCAGCATGCATAAATTCATCAACCGTAGCCCCAATCCTGAGCAGTTCGATCAATTCGGGATGGGATGGGTTTATGTCGATAATTCCGATTTTTTTGATGGCAAGACACACACCAGCCGATGGCGTTACTTCGCTACTCTGTTGGGAGGGATAGTTGTTGTGTGTTATATCCTCTGGTTCTTGGTTTATTGGTTCATTGGTTATTGGTTCTTGGTTAGGTGTCGCTTCGTTCACGCTTTCGCACGCTTCGTTCACGGTTCGTGTTTTGTTCTTCCTTTTGTTTTCACGTTCCGTTGCTATTCTCTTGTTTGTTTGTGCATTTTCGTGGTATTTGTCAATTTCTTCCTGAATCCTGTTTTGAATATAAACGCCATCAACAAGATCGAAGAATTTGCTCAAAACAAACTCAACAGCATCCTTTTCTTCCTTAGTTCGTGCCCAGCACCAGTCAATAGCATCCTCAAGCGTAGGGAATCGTTCACGGTCATAGCACGCATGTATCAAAAGCGTGTACGCTCCGTGCTCAAGCATGGACAGTCGCCCTGCTTTCTTTGCGTAATCGCCG